TAGGTTATCGCTGGCATGATACCAAGAAGATTCCCGCCTTATTCCCTTTCGGGTATGGTTTGAGTTATACGACTTTTACCTATGGTAAACCGGTAGCTTCTGCTAAAACAATAACTGCTGACAATTCTCTGACTGTGACCATTCCTGTAAAGAATACGGGTAGTGTTGCCGGAAAGGAAGTCGTACAACTGTATGTAGGAGATGAAAAATGTAGTGTTCTGCGTCCTGTGAAAGAGTTAAAGGCATTCCAAAAGATAACTTTGGCACCGGGTGAAGAAAAAGAAGTAACCTTCACCATCACTCCGGATGATTTGAAGTTCTATGATGAAACTGTTGGCGGATGGACGGCAGAACCGGGTAAGTTTAAGGCTTATATCGGAGCCTCTTCCGCAGATATTCGTGGAACGATTCCGTTCGAGTTGAAATAAGATAGTGATTGCTGAATGGGGAAGGGGTGTGGAGTGTTTTCGCATTTCTTCTCCATTTATTATATTCCCCTTTATATAAGCCCTTTGCAGGGCTTTTTTTCGATAATATCTATCGAACCTACAGTTAGAAATTACTTTTTATTTTTCTGTAAAATCAATAAGTTTATCAGGCAACTTGTTTCATAAACTTACGGATTCATCTGTCACAGTATGTCTACTGTTGTGGATGTTTTGCAAATCTTTATCTATTTTCTTAGGTATTTCTATTGTTTTTATTGAGAAGGCTTACTACTTTTGTATGCGGACGTCACAGGTATGGGAGCTTACTGTCCAACTACAAATGTGGTACGTCCGTATGCAAACTTCTTACTGCTTGACGAAGTAAATAGCTCATTGTGTGGTAGTTCAACTCATAGAGGTTTGCTTAATAGACCTTTACTTTTAGAGGATATTTCGTTTCTTTCTTAGAATGAAGTGAACATTAGTAGTTAATTTACGAAGTTAATAACAAATAAAAAGGTATTCAGTTATAAGGAATACAACATCGAAGATGAATAATTCTACGGAACTTTCCACCCTTTGGACATTTTTAGACAATATAACCAATAATCTGAAAAGTCAGAGATTAGCGGATGTATTCCGTTTTATTTCTTTTTATCCTTTTGAGACCTATGGACCTCACAAACATTTGCGTATTGAGATTAACCATGTTAAAAAGGGCAATTGCATTCTGTATTTGGACAATGAGAGCATCAATTTTGTTGAGGGTGATACCATGATCATTCTCTCGAATGTCAATCATACGTTTGAGGCAGGCTCTGGTGGAACTACTTTAATGCAGCTTGAATTTCTTCCTGAGATATTTTCCGGTTTTGATTTAAACTTTCCGAATTGTATAGATGGTACGTCACCAAATTCCATCTCTCTTTTCTCGGAAGAGAACAAGCTGATTAAAATAGTGAATAATATAGGTATTATGCGTGTAGTACAACGCATTGTAAACGAATTGGAAGGGAAGAATTCCTATTATCAATATTTGGTTGTGATGTTTTATGCAGAGTTGATGGTTCTTATTTATCGTTATATGGATGAAAACTATTTGCCTGTTTGCCAAAATGATGCTTTAAAAAAAGCTATATCCTTTATTCGTTTCAATTTTCATCAGGACATTAGTATTAATGATGTAGCTGCGCATGCCGGCATTAGTGAACGTTACCTCAGAAGCTTATTTTTGCAATACTTGAATTTTTCTCCTTTAGATTATCTGAATCAAATACGTATTAATAAATCTATTGAGCTGCTTCGAAATACAGAATTATCTGTAAAAGAGGTCAGTTTCCAATGTGGATTCCAGTCACCACAATACTTTTCACGCATCTTCAAACAGCGAACTGGGATATCTCCACGTGAAGTAACCAGATAGTATTTCCGTTTTGTACATTATTTCTTTTTATATGAGCCTTTTCGGACACGTCTTACAATCTTGATTTATCCATTCTTTTCGTTAAGTGAACTAACTTTGCTCTTACCGGAACAAAGAGTATAACTTTATAAAAAAGAATGAAAAATGAAAGAATGGAAAGATGATAAGACTCTGATAACCTTGATAAAAGCCGAACTCTACACGGCAGTTATCGGAGATATTATGGATAAGATGGGATATCTCCATCAGTTTCTCCCCCCTCATATTCGTCCGCTTCGTGATGATATGTTGATAGCCGGACGGGCTATGACTGTTTTGGAAGCCGACGTACATGACAATTCTGCATCGGGGGGAAATAATCCTCTGTTACAGCGTTCCTTCGGCTTGATGTTGGAGGCATTGGATGATTTGAAGGAAGATGAAGTGTATATCTGCTCCGGTTCTTCTCCGGAATATGCTTTGTGGGGAGAATTGATGAGTGCTCGCGCTATGCAATGCAAAGCCGCAGGAGCTGTTGTATAAGGGGGGAGAAACGATGCGTGTCAAAGTTCGGTCGGTCTGAAAATATCTGATTGCTTTGGTTTTCAAAGCGTTAGAACGGGGTAGGAGTGAGCTGGGTGGAAAAACGAAGCGTTTACATCGCTTTACATCGAGCTTACATTTGAACCTTGTTTGAACACCGTTCAAATGAATCTCTTTACATTAGGAGTGGAGTAGGGGAGAATTCAGGCAGTATGGTATTATTTCACTCCGATGCTTTGCCCAGGCCATACTTCCATATACAAAGATAACCAAATGGTGTAATTTATGCAAGTGGAGTAGGGGAGCGCTTCGCTTCTCTCCTATTTTTATTTATTAAAATTATTCCATATAGCTGATATTTGGTATATTTGCAGTGAAATAAATACTATATATCATGAGTAAAGTTATCCATGTACATTTGATTTTTGAGAAAAAGAACATCTACTTTGGTAGTATATCGGCCATTTTTGAAACTCTGACGGAGAAACAGGTCGGAATCACTAAGAGTAGTCTTTTACATGCTGGACTGGTTGATGACATTGCCAAATACACGAAACGTGCAATGATTATTCAGTCTCGCTTGATAACATGTACCAGAAAGGGATAAAATGCCTTAGAACGCAATTAAAAGCCGCAAAAGCGGCTTTTTTTGCCCTTATAAGTGTCAAACTATGATGGAAGGCTGTATTTATCCGTTTGAACGCTTTGAACGTCTTAAAAAGTGGAAAGGTTATTCACTTGCTTATTCATTTGGTTATTCATTTAAGCTATTACAAAAACGAAATGTTTTGATTGCTTATTCATTTGGTTATTCATTTTTGTGCCTATTTTGTTCTAATAAAACGGGGAAATATCTTTTTTTTATTTGGTATTCATCGGTTTTTATAATATTGTAGGGGGTAAATTGTATATAGATAATATTTATTTACTCCCCTGTATTTTTATATATTCTGCTGTAAAATAGTGATTTAACTGTTTTTACCTCCCTTTCCCCATAAAACACGTTTTAGATGGCATTGGCAACCGTAGAATCGCTTGCATCCGAAACACGCCCCGACTTGTCCTGTTTAAGTTGTGTAATTGTCTGTTTGAGCATCCCTATTTCCTCTGCCATTTCTCGAATGGTGGAGTCTTTTTCCCTTAAAACATCCAGAAGCTCCCTAAAATTATTGTTAGCTGTTTCTGGAGGAGCTGTTTCCGTTACTACTGGTGTAATTTTTTCGGCTTCTATATCTTTTAAAAGAAAGTCGTCGATTGATATTCTAAAAAACTTAGATATTTCACATAACAAACTCAATTTAGGTTCTGTATTACCCAGTTCATAGTTTGACATTGTACCTTTTTTGATGCCCAGAAACTCAAATTCATCTAATTTAAGTCCCCTACTCTCCCTTAGATATCTAAGATTCTTAGAAAAAACGCTCATAAATCTAAATTATTTGGATTAACACTTTGTTGTCTAAGAAACTTAGACTATATTTGCCACGTGATTAAAGTTTAAACACGCCCCAAAGCTACAAAAAAGGCTTGAGGTAACAATGAGAATTTAAAAAGAAGCAAAATGGAAGTAAAATTTAAAAAGGGACAAAGTGTGAGAATCACCAAGAGAAATGGTGAGATCATTGATGGTATAGTTCGTGACTGGGATTATAACATTTGTACGTTCGTGCGGGAATATAATATCGATTATATGAAAAATGGTCAGGTTTGGACTGTAATATGTGTTCCGGAGGATGCGATAAAGGAGCTTTAATAATTTTCTCGGGCAGTTAGTTCAGCTGGTAGAACAAACTAAACTCCTATAATGGAGAGGTTATGGTCCGCGGTTCGAATCCGCGACTGCCCACTACGATAATTTAAATATTAGATAGTATGAAAGAACGAATAGTTGTAGAATACGGTGAGGTGAATAAAATTGCCGAACTGATGGGCTGTACAAACGTGATGGTGAGTCATGCGCTTGCCTTCCGTAAGAACAGCAAACTGGCCCGTTCCATTCGTAAGCTCGCCATTGAGCGCGGTGGATCCAAAGTAGGTGGTAATCCTCAAAATACAAGTAGCCATGAAAAATGATTTGATGACATTGTTCAGCGACCAGCTGCACTGGTTTGCTCGTCTGAAACGAAAACAGCGCTTTTGCGTGCTTTACTTCTGTATGAGTTTCGGGATCCTGCTCTCTATTTTTTTTATTAATCCGCTGCTGGAACTTCTCGTAGTGTTGAATTTCGGGATCTCCGTGCGGCTGCTGAAGAAGCATGTCCCTTTGAATGATTTAGAGGATTGATAATCAAGCTGGGAGATGGAATACTTTGATAATATATTGTGTGTAACTTACAAAGAGTTGCTGGATATAATGCCCAAAGGCACTTTGAATAGCCAGCTGTCCCGAGAAAAACTGGATGTCGTTTCCCGTGGCGGTGGTGAAAATAATCCGGCTCTGTATGCCTATTCCTCCCTTCCCGAGAAATACAAGAAACGTTGGGTTGAGCGTCATGGCGAACCCGAGAAACAAATGAGACAGGAAATGATCCGTAACATAGTGAAGAAAGACGAGAAGGCCGAGAACTTTTTCGAGGATTACCGTTACGACAAGAACGGTGAGATGGTCGCTCTTCCCGAGGATGTGAAGAAGGAATACACCTGGAACGCTTCGGTGCTGAACGCGTTGATGGAAGAGTTCAAACGCTTGAGTTCATCCAATAACAAGCTGACCGGTTTCCGCCGTAACCTTTGGGAACTTCTGCTTGTCACGAGTGAGGAATGGCGTCCGGTGTACGGGCACAGTCTTCCGGGCAGTGTGGGGCGTTTGAAAGCCCTGATAAACAAGTTCCGTCCCGACAACTACGGTGTGCTTGTGAGCGGTAAATACGGCAACAGCAACACGCTGAAGATCGAGGAGGACGGCGGGCGTTACCTTGTAGCATTGAAACGCAGCCGCGTTCCGGTTTATACTGACATGGAGATCTTCGAGGAGTACAACCGTGTCGCTCCGGAACGTGGCTGGAAGCCCCTGAAGAGTCCCCGCAGCCTCCGCGAATGGTTCAACAGCCCGCGTGTCGAACCTCTGTGGTACGATGCCGTTTATGGGGAAATGAAGGCACACCAGCGTTATGACCGCAAGCACCGGACCATCCTTCCGGGCCGTCGTGACAGCCTCTGGTATGGCGACGGCACGAAGCTGAACCTCTACTATCGTGACGAGAACGGAAACAAGTGCACTACAAGCGTGTACGAGGTGGTGGATGCCTATAGTGAAGTCCTGCTCGGTTATTACATCAGCGACAACGAGGACTATATCGCCCAGTACCATGCTTTCCGCATGGCTATCCAGACGAGCCGGCACA